TGTTTTTACAAGAATATGCTGATATTGAAACAATGGAACAATATTTTCCTGAAGGGGGAACTATTGAAGAATTTGCAGACTATATAAATCAAAACTATAATCAGCTATATCCCCGAAAGGCATATAAGCGTACATGAATGTGATTGCATATTACATATAATCGTTAATTATGAGAAAACCAAAACACTATAGCGTATTAGAAGTTCTTAACTTTTCCGAAGTCGGATTAGTATTTGAGTTTTATAGTTCAAAAAACTCAAATTTTATTGTAGAAGATCTTTCAAAACTTACTGCAAAAAATATAATACTTACTAATGAAGATAATTTCAATCCTTCATATACTAGTGCTATATTATTAAAAGAATATGAAGCTACTCGTTCTCGATATAGTTTATCTCTTGCCCGTCAAAATTATCACTCAGTAATTCCTATTATTGATGGAGTGTCTGAATGGATTTCAGAACATTGTGAGACTACTTTAGACACGCAGTTAAAAATATCTTTATCTTTTAATCATCGTAACTTAGAAACGATTTCTAGTATATCATTAATGAATCCTACCCGTCTTATGCTTAAATTTGATGAAAGCTTTGTTTATTCAAGATTTCCAGAACAAAGATTTTCACCTTATGCTTTATCTATAAAAACTCTTGTTCCTACAAAAATGTATATTAATGAAGCTGATATAGAAAAAAATATTAAGTATATATTAACCACAGCATATGCAGAATTTTATGGAATAAATTTTTCGGAATATACTCGTGGAATCTTAGAATGTAATTATATTGGCGGAAAAAATTATGCGGCAAAACCAAAAGAAATAAAAGATATTTTAGAATATTTTATTCTTAAAACATATCAAAGTATAAATGAAGAGGAAGATTTTAATGATTTCGAAAAAACCGAAATTAAAAGAATAACTGAAAACTTTGATATAATGCAACAGGCATATTGGGATCCAGAAATATTTTTAAGAGAGTTTACAGATTTAAAAGTTTTTATTGATCTAAAAACGTCTACACAAATGCTCAAAACGTATTGGACTCATATTAGAGATCCATTATTTGAAATGATAATTACCGGCGGTTTACGTAAAGGCGTATTTAATTTAGATACTGAAATAAGTAGATTTCAATTACGAGGTGGAAAATGTGGAGGTATAACTACAAAAAATATGGATTTCATATCTTGTGAATTAACAGGTGTATTAGAAAACTGTACTTTTATAGGATGTACACTTAATAGAGCAAGAGTATATAATTCAAAATTTGTAGGCAATAATAAAATTAATGAATCATATCTTGAAGGAGTAAGCGTTAATAAAGGTAATAAAATTACCAAAAGTTTCGTATATAATAATGAAGAAATTATTAATTGTGAAATATTTGAAACTGTAGTTAAATTTGCTACACCCGGAAAATATTTATCGGTTGATGAAAGTAGTACAGTAATAGTTAGACAAGAGGCTTTACCTCATAAAACAGAATCTGTTAATGTTGAAGAAATTAGAGATTATTCTTGGATTAAAGCAATGAATCATTCTGAAGATCAAGGATTTCAAAATATTTATATTAGAAAAGGAAAAAATGATATAACATTATAAAATGAATAAACAAGAATTAATAGAAGCCGTAAATGGTGAAATAACAGCTAGTTGTGCAATTCCTTTTTCATTACCAACTAAAGAAATTGATAGATTAATTGATCTTGAGGCTAAATGGATGTTTCGAGAATATAGAGATTCTGTACAAGATGCATGGTATATTTTAGATAAAAGGTACTATGGAACAACAGAATGGAAAAATACAAGAACATATCAATTACCAGATTGTGTTATGGCCATTAAATGGATTTTTGAAATGACGTCTGGCCAAAGAGTTTTTGGTATTAATGATCCAGATATGAGTTTTGATAGATTAATGGCTGCGGATTTATATTTAACGCCTTTATCTTCAGATCAAATAACATATAGAACGATTCAATGGAGTTTTTGGGATTTGGCAAAACAGTTTAATTTAAAAGATATTAATCATAACTTTAATCTTAACACAAAAAGATTAATAATCACCGGTAGAGATCCTGTAGAACATTTGTGGATTTCAACTTTAAATCAAATTCCTGTTGAAGATTTATACGAAGATCCTGTATTTTTAAAGTGGATTATTGCGAGAGGAAAAATGCAATTAGCAAGAATTTTAGGAACTTTTAATTATACACTTATTGGAGGTGTTCAAATTAATTATGGTGACATAAGGGCTGAAGGACAAGCAGAATTAGAAGAATTAAAAACAAAAATTAAAGATGATAGTCCAGCAGACTGGTTCATGATGTTTAGCTAATGAGCGTATTAATATCTCATATGGAAGCCTTTGTAAAACTAACTTCTGGAAAACAGAAAGAGTACTGGGAGTGGAAGGTTCAAAATGCTAAATTATTAAAACATGTTAAAACTAATGAAATTAGAAGAGATTATCCAGATATAGATTATTATTTAAAACACCATGAATATGATGTTAATTTTAAAGAATGTTTTAGAAATGCAGGTAATATGTGCATAAACGTAAAAAATGTTAAATATGTTGAAGGAGAAATATCATATAAAGGCATTCCATTAGATCATGCTTGGAATAAAATTGATGACAAATATTTTGATATAACAAAAGATATTTTATTTCCAAAAAATTCTGATTATGCAGAATATGTTTCTATTATAGAAATGAACAAAGAAGAATACATAAAATTTATACTTAAATACAAACATTGGGGTGGATTTATTGCAGAAAAATTTTTAAAAGAAAAGAAAAAAGTAAATGAATCCTTTTATCCAAGATTAACATTAAACATTATATGAAAATAAACGAATCACCAGATAATATTGGAGCATCAGAGTATAATGTATATACTCCTGGAGCGTATGCGTTTGAAGTTATATGTAATATAGAAACATTTGAGATAATTGATGTATTAATTAATGAAAAGGAAGGTTATCATCATGAAATGCCTAAAGATCCTCATTCAATGACAAAAATATATCCCGGCCGTATATTTACAGAACAAAAAATATTAACATTTTGGACATATCCTATAGAAGAAGAATTAAAAACTATTATTAAAATAATTGAAAAGAAAAAAAATCTTAAAATTTTTAATAATGGGTGGGAAATAGAAATTTATGAAGAGGGGGTAATTAATAAAGGATCCAAAACATATTTTAATAATTATGATGAACTTGCCCGTTCATATTTACTTCCAATAGAAGATTTCATTGGATCTTCAAAAATTCCTGAAAAAAATCGTATTGATCATCTTAGTAGAAATAAAAGACCATACATTAAAGGATGGGGGTCAGATAAAACTGCATGGGATTCTAAAAACAATATTAAAACAAGACAGGCAATGCAAACATCTGAAAGTCAAAAAATTAATGAAAATCCAGATTTTTATATAGATCCAAAAACTGAATTTGCCGTAGAGTGGCTAGAAGGAAAAGCGTTGCCTTTTGGCTATTATAAAAATAAATTTTATATAGGAAGTGAATATGGTAGCACTCATTATACTATGCTACCTGCATATATATCAAGATATAAATATAAATGGCCTGGAAGAATATGGACAGAAACAAAAATTATATCATTTTGGGTTTATCCACCTAAAAAAAGTTTTAAGAGAGTAATAGATGATTTATCTAAGGCATTAGATATAGACATATATAATGATCCCGAATGGAAAATTGAGGTTCTTAAGAAATTAAAAACAGGGGAAATTTCTCGTTCTGTAAGAGGTTTTAGTAAATATGGTGGAAATGATGCAGGTGAATGGAAAACACAAAATAAAAAAATTATAGATTTTGTTCCCATTAAACGTTATATTGGTAGTGATAATGTATCAACAGAAGAGTTTTTTAGAGGACATCGCTTGCCATCACGAAAATATGGCGGCGGATCTAAATTAACTGCATGGGATTCTAAAAACAATATTAAAACAAGACAGGCAATGCAAACATCTGAAGGTTATTATCCAAGATTTAAAAAATAACAATACATAATCATATATAGTTAAGGGAGCAGTGACTCCCTTTTGTTTTTATGAGATATATAAATAAAAAAGATTAATGATACGTGATCTGTATACTAGAAACCCCGAAGATCCTAATTTTGTTTATGGTATTTTAGAACATTCTAATCCTATAGAATCTATAATTACAAAAATTAAAATGATTCTTGGAACTCGTCAAGGACAAGTTTTAGGAGATCTTAATTTTGGTGTTGGTATAGAAGATTTAATCTTTGAAACCAAAATAAATAAAACACAAGTAGAAGAAAAAATTATAAATCAATTTAATCAATACATAGTTGAAACAAAAGATTTTAAAATTATACCCCAAGTTTCTTTTGGAAAAGGAGAAGGCTACGATTATGCTGTCATTGATATTTATATTGATGATCAACGAATAATAGGAATTTTAGTTAAATAAAAAAATAAAATACAAAAATGAAATTATTTGATAACACAAGAATACGTTTTGCAGAATTATATAGTGATGCATTGCAATTTCTTAAAAATTCATATGGAGATCTTGGTCAATATTTTACAATGGCATCTCCAATGGGACAATTACTCCAAGTAATATTACATTATGGAAGAATGATTCTATTTTATGTTGAAGATTCTATCACAGAATTAAATATAAGAACTGCATCTAGACCAAATAGTATTAAAGGACTTGCTACATTAACTGGACACAACCCATCAAGAGCTATGGCAGCACGAGGAACCTTAGTAATTTCGCATAATGGAAAAAAACTTCCCGAAAATACTAATGTTGTAATTATACCAAATTATACAAAAATATCAAATATTCAAAATGGATTAACTTATACAGTTGTATTACCCGGAGAAGAAGCTCATTTAAATCTAGCAACTGTTACTAATACTGTAGATCTTAACATAATTCAAGGAACTATTGAATATCAACAAGCAACAGGTTCGGGTGATCCCTTACAGTCTTATAATTTTCAAAATAAAAAAGGAGCGTCTATAGATAATTATTTTATAAGTATATTTGTTGATGGTAAAAAATGGGAAATAGTTCAATCAATATTAGATATGCCATTTAATCAAGAAGCAGTTATGGTTAAAACCGGTCAAACTGGTGGTATAGATGTTTTCTTTGGAAACGGTTATAATGGAGCTACCCCAAGAATGGGCTCAACTATTTTAGTTGAATATCTTGTTACTGATGGAGATGAAGGAAATTTAGATTCTATTAATACTAATTTAAATGAATCTTGGTCGTTTTTATCAAAAGGTTTTTCTCTTAATGGTGAGGAAATTGATTTAAATCAAATTCTTACTACTCAAATAAAAAATGAAATTATGTTTGGTGCTCCAGACGAGCCTTTATTTTTAACTAGAATATTAGCACCAAAAATGTCAAGAAGTTTTGTATTAGCAAATCAAAATAATTACATTTATTTTTTAAGAAAACTTAATATGTTTTCTATAATAGATGCAATTCCTGGTTTTGCAACATTTGAGGATCAATATACACTGGATAAATATAATCAATCAAAAACTATATATGAAACAGTTAATGAAGAATATAGAAAAATAATCGCAAAATCAGGAGTTTCTGCTGTACAGGCTCAAAGTAAAAAAGTTGAATTGGACAATGCTCAACAACAACTATATTATTATGAAAATCAATTAATGGAACAGAAAAAAGATGATAACACAATTTATTTATTTTTAATTCCTGATATAAGTAAACGATTACCATCAGATCAAAATTATTACACATGTAATATTGAAACTTTTAGATTATCAGAAAATGAAAAAGTTAATATTTTAGATTTAATAGAACAAAGTGGACAAAGAATTTTAACAGTCGACAATCAAATTCTTGATTTACAGTATCCAAGATTTACTATTAATATGTCATTAATATTATGGGAAGGAACATCTTATGATACAGTAAGAGAAAATATAGTTGCAAAAACTGCAAAATATTTTACACAAACAACCCGTAGAGATAGAATTCCTGTATCAGATTTAATTAAAATTATAGAAGATATTGATGGTATAGATTCGGTCAATGTGTGGTTCGATGCAGATAAGAATAATTTAAAAATTTATAAAACACATTATGGTGTAGATGATTATGGTGACATTTTACTTGAAAGATCCGTGAAAGATGCATTTGGAAATAATGTAGGAATTAAAGATTTATATCCTGTGATTCGTGGTGGATTTGAAAATGAATATGGAACATATTATGAAGATAGTTTAGTTAAAAATAAATTATCATCACTAAATATTCAAGTAAGAGGTTATACAACGAAAAATTTAAATTCAGATATAAACACAACTGTTGTAAGTAACATATGAAACTAGTTAAAGAATATATAAATGAAAAATTCGTTGAGGACACGGATCCTATAGAAGATATGGGTATAGGGAAAATTACGTGGAAGACTTTAAAGCCCGGTTTTGTTCTTCAGGTCAAAAAATATATTAATGATATTCACCCTATAAATTCATACATATATATTTTAGAAATAAGAGGTAAAATTACAGATTTCAAAAGAACAAGCAGCTCTACCTCAGATATTACTCGCTATAAAAGAATAGATATACGATATATTCCTGGAACTGAAGCATCCTCCTATTCAGCTACCTGGTGGGAAATGGATGTCCCCTGGCTTATAAAACATTTTGAAATAGTTCAACGGTGGGAATTAAAAGCTATGAATGAAAAGTTTAGTGAAGATTCAGATCCTATAAAAGATATGGGCATAGGACTTTATACGGATAGAGATTTTACTAGTATGCGGGATTTTAACAAATTTATATTAAAAGCTATTCCATTACTTCTTAAGACTGATAATATACCAGTTTTTCCATTATCTAGTGTTTTTGATGATGGTACATCAAACCCATATTTTCATATTTTGGATAATTATATAGAAACATATTTATCTTTTAACGGAATTTCTGCGAAAAGAAATAATAGTCGAATATTTGCTTGGAATAGCATAATTACGTTAGGAATTGAAGGTAAAATAAAAATATAAAAATTAATAATTAAATGGCAAGGAAATTATATACTATTAGACAATCTTACTTATATCAAGCAAAACACTTTAATGATGTTTTTCTTAATCTTGGTTATGATTATAGAGGAAAGATAATGAAAAAAGGAACTTCTCCAGAATTATGGGCAAATCCTTTACATAATACTGATTATGGATTAATTGAAGGTATGGTAACTTTTTTATTAGAAAACGCAAAAATGGTTAAAAAATGGTTTTCAATAGCACATGATAAAAACACCATGAACATTCAATAAATATGAAAAACAAAAAACATAATTAAAATCCTAATAAATGAATATACACAATTGGAAATTATTTGATAAAGCAGGTAGTTTATTAAACTGGAGACCTGATCCGCTTATTAGAGTAGAAATTGCTTCTGCAACAGGAATTGATGTCACCGGTTTTTTTATTACTGATCCAAGTGGATTTATAGTTTCTGCTGAAATTACAAATGGTGGACATTCTTATTTAGAATCTGACATTGTTACTTATCGATATTTATTAGGAGATGATGCTACTTTAACACCCGCTGATGTTTCAATTTTATTAACTGACGTATCTGTTTTTAACCCTGAACCATCAACTTTAACAAGTGTAAGTGGTTTAACAGTTAATATAGATACAAGTGATTTTGTATATCCAGCGGCATCTTATGCAGCAGCAGTGTTTCTTGATCCTGTTTCTCAGGGTTTAGTAGAAACAGAACATATTTTTATATTGGAAGATCTTTTAGGTTCTTTAATTCGTCCTCTTGATGCATCTAATCCGTTCTTAGTATTTAGAATGATTGGGGATGATGATCAAATCAAATTTTTTAGTGTTGATGAAAATCAGGCAGAAATAACTTGGTTAGAAGAAGTTGTATATGATACATCAATGTATGTTGCTAATGTTCCTTTAACCCTTAATATTGGATTTAGATCTGATGCAGAGGGTGTATTTGAAAGAATAATTAGGGTATATCATCAAGTTGGAAATAGCTTATACACAATGGCAGATATTCTCGTAAACGCTGAAGCTATTGGAGAAGATGAAAGATTTAGAACTCTTATTTCTAATTTTGGTTTGCCAGATCCTATAAATATCCCATATTTATTTAAAGAAGCAGACATTAATGAAGACTTGCCAGATTATAAGATAATTAATCCAAAATCAAAACATATGATTCTAGAGCATGATAAAATCGTGCCATTTTTAGGAACATATAAAGCTCTTATAAACGCAATAAAATGGTTAGGGTATGATGATATCAGTGTAAGAGAATGGTTTAAAGATGTTAAAGAAAATAAACGATTATCTTTATTAGTTCCATTTGATGCTGATGATAGATTACAAACTATATTAAAATTTTCTGCAGAAGAACGAAAAACACTTAAAAAATTAAATCAATTATCTTTAGTATATTGTATTACAAGAGAAACCGGAGAAATAGATGTTTGGGGAACTCCTATAACTGAAAATTGTTATGCATATAATTTAAAAGAAATATTTATTAAATTGTTAGCATTAAAACAGTGGCTTGAGTTAAACATAATAGGAATAAACTGTAGAATAGTTGACATAACAGGTGAAGGCGTATATTTTGAAAGAATACAAAATTTAGTTTACGTAACAGATAATATAGGCTATAATCTTAATGTTGAACAAACTTTAACACCATATGGGCCAGATAAAAATTCTGAATTAATAACAGGTGATTCAAGTATACGATTAACATTTTTAGAATTAACAAATACTACTTTAAATGATATTCCATATCGTTTTATAGATATGGCTGAATCTGCTTGGCATCCAAGTGATCCATGTACATTTTATTCTTTAGCAGATGCTTCATATTTAGCCAATCCAAGCGATTTTTTATTAATAGGTTCAACCTTTCAATATCCATTTAGAAATATCTCTGATATAGCATGGAAAGTTTCAGTAGAAAAAGATAATGCAGGTGTTATAGGAGAAACAATGGTGACAAATCCTTTATTTATTCTTGAGAATGAAATAAGATTTTATAATATTTTTGATACATCTTCCGTATTTCATGATACTTCTACAAGTCTAACAATATTATTAGAAAATGCATATCTTAGAAATCCTTCTATTGATGAATGGACAAATTCTATAGCGTATACAATTTACCCGGATCCATGTAATAACTTTGATTATATAATGGAATCATCTTCCGGAGATTTCGTATACTTTAATGGATATGCTGCATTTACTCCAGATACAAATTCACGATTACAATATGCTGTAGATTCAAATTATAAAGTTCCACTATTAAATTTTGTAAATTATAAATATCGAGATTCAAGTAATAATGAATTAACATTTGACCGTGACTATTATCTAGATATTCTTGATGGAAAGATTTATATGGATGGTGGGGTTACAAGTTCTTCAGATAATTTAACAATGTATATTAATTGGAATTATGATACTAGTTTAGAAGAACAGATGATAACAGTTAACGCTACATATCAATCTGATAGAATGAAACTTTGGCAATTAGATGTTAGTGCATATTATTGGGGTGACCCAAGTTTACATAGTGGAGGAGATAGTTCAACAACATTATTAATTGATAATAGCACATATAACATTCATGTTAATCATATAGGTGATTATGCAATAGAATTATTTGCATGGGATTCTTGGAATACACTAATGCATAATAGAGGAAAGACACCTTATCCCGTTTGGATAAAATATCCTACAATATATACTT